ATTTCATGGTATTTATGGTCTCATGCAGATATAATTTATTATCAATATATGGCAGACCAAGGACTGTATTGTAGTAATAAAAACCCACTTAAAGCGTGGGAAAGAGGGAAGAAAATAATGGGGGAACCCTCAAGTTGTCATATAAATAGAAAATTTTATTTAAAATTTAAGAATTCCTTTGCCTGTTTTATCGAATCTTTACCCTCTCGTATGGAGCAGAGTTTACACGCACCCGACGTGAACATTCACCTTAACAGGGAGAATAGGTTAATTGGGAAATGGGTAATGCCTCAAGTAGAGTGGTTGAAGAATACAGAAGACGAAGTGGGTTTAAATTTTATTGGAAAATACGAAAACTACGAAACTGACGTTAAGAAACTATTCTTAAAAGTAAAACACTCTCCAAAAAGTTTACCTATTGTGGGTCATATTCTTCATAAACCTAATTACCAGAGATTTTATACTAAAAAAACCCAACAGATGATACTCGATATTTACCGTGAGGATATTGAATTTTTTGATTATGAATTTTAAATGTAAAGCCTGTTGCAAAGAATTTAGCGGGGAACGTCAACTACATGGGCACTTCAAGGCCCACGGTTTACGAGTGGCCTCTTATTACCAAGAGTACTACCCTCGTTATGACTTGTTTGATAATAAAATAATTAAATTTAAATCTAAAGATTATTATTTTTCCAATGATTTTAATACCCGTACTAACCAAAGGAAATGGTTAGGCAAACAACCACTGGAGGTTGCACGGGCTTACTTAGAAAAATTAATTATCACACGTAAAAAAGAAAAAGGATTGATTTATGCACCGTGTCAAGTGGAGTTAAGAACCTTAATGACTCCATCTATTTTAACCTTTGAAAAATTTCTAGGAAATTACCACGAGACCTGTGTGCGGCTTGGTTTAAAAAACAAATATCAATCATGTGAAAAAATAGAAGCCACAGCTTCTTTAGAAAAAGATCATAAAATTTACGTAGATACCAGAGAGAAAGACCCTCTTAAATTTAATATACCTTCTGAATCTCATGGTTTAAAATTTGGAGACTATACCCTTAACGATAAGGAGTTAACCTGTAATTGTTATATAGAGCGAAAATCTTTAGCTGATTTTATCTCCACATTAAGTACAATGAATTATGATAGATTTTGCAGGGAAATAGAGAGGGCTGCAGAACAGGAGGCTTATTTGGTGGTGGTTGTAGAGGACACATTAACAAATGCCCTAAGTTTCCCTTACTTACCTCACATATCTAAAAAGATAAGAGCCACTCCTGAATTTATTTTTCATAATGTGCGAAAAATTATACAAAAGTACCCCCATGTTCAATTTTTATTTGTAAAGGGTAGAAAAGAGTCGGTGCGGGTGAGTGAAAAGATATTCTTATCGGAATGTCTTTACAAAAAAATTGACTTACAATTAGCTTACGACCAAGGAGTTCTATAATGTGGTATTGCCCTGACAAATACGAGAGAAACCTAACTGATGTTAACGGGGAACTTCTAAAGTTAGAAGGTACACTGGACGATAAAGAAGCAAAAATTAGTTTGGCTAAATTTTTAAATTCTAACTTAGCCTTTACAACCGAAATGATATCAGGGATTAAGTTGGCCCCGTTTCAGGAAATTACTTTGAAGGGGATGATGAATAGAAACTTTTCTATGTGTGTGTGGGGTCGCGGCTGCGGGAAAACTTTTATTGCTTCGGTGTTTTGTTTTTTACAGTGTATTTTTAATCCCGGTACTAAAATTTTAATTGCTGGCCCTACATTCAGGACAGCCCGATTTATATTTAATAATTTAGAAAAAATAGTAGCCTCTAAGGAGAGTCAATTGTTATTACAAGCGTTTTCAACTAAACCATCAAAAAGAAACGATCAATTTGAGTGGAGTATTAATGGGGGAAGTATAACAGCAATTCCTTTAAACGGAGAAAAGATTCGGGGCTTTAGAGCTAGTGTTTTGTTATTGGACGAGTTTTTATTACTGCCTGAAGATATTATTAAAACGGTGTTGATGCCGTTTTTGGTCGCGCCCCAAGACATGAAAGAACGCTTAGTTATTAGAGGTAAAGAAGATGCTTTAATAAAGGCTGGAAAAATGAAGGAAGAGGATAGGTTAGTTTTTGAAAACAATTCAAAAATGATTGCCCTTTCTTCTGCGTCCTATACCTTTGAAAATTTATTTAAAACATACAAGGAATGGACTAATAAGATTTATTCACCCGAAGTATCAAATACAAAATATTTTATTTCTCAACTAAGCTATGAAGCGCTTCCCAAGGAGATGATTGATAAGACTGTGATTGAGGAGGCTCAAGATGGCGGTTCTTCACATTCTTCTTTTCAGAGGGAATATTGTGCTCAGTTTACGGACGGTAGTGATAGTTATTTTAGTGCTAAGAAAATGCATGAGTGTACTATTCCTGATGGGGAAAGTCCCACCACTCTTATAAAAGGGCGCTCGGGGTTTAAGTATATATTGGGAATTGATCCAAGTTTTAGTAATAGTCCAAGTTCGGATTATTTTGCAATGTCTTTACTTGAGTTAGACGAAGGTACACGGCAGAGTACGTTGGTACATAGTTATGCGGTTGCTGGTGGTAACCTTAAAGATCATATTAATTATTTACATTATTTAACAATCAGTTTTGATATACATATGATAGTTATTGATAACGCCGGTTACCAGTTTCTTGATAGTGCTAATGAATCGGAAGATTTTTTAAATAATAAGATTAATCTTAAATTTTTAGATTTCACAAGTCATTCAGAGGGGGTTGATTACCAAAAGCAAGTCAGAGCACTCAAGAGGAACTACAACAAGGGAGATGGGAAAATTTGTTTTAAACAGAATTTCACCACAGAGTTTATTCGTAAGGCCAATGAACATTTACAAGCCTCTATTGATCACAAAAAGATTTGGTTTGCTTCACGTACCACCGCTCATGGATCATCTTTTGATAAGCAGGCTGTTATGAAGATTAATTTTAATTTAATTAATGAAAAAAATATAAGTGATTTTATTGAGGCACAAGACGCTTTAGTTTACCAAACCAAAAAGCAATGTGCATTAGTAGAAGTAAAAAGTACGGCAAAAGGAACACAAACCTTTGATTTACCCCAACACCTCAAACGATCCACAAGTGTTAGTAGGGCCCGCAAAGATAATTACACTACACTTATGCTAGCCAACTGGGGTGTAAAATGCTATTATGATATGGTAAACCTTAAAGAAGATGAAATAAATTCTACCTTTATGCCCCAAATGTTTGGTTAAAGGTGTAATATTAATTAACTATTTTGGAATTATGAGTACCCCGGCAAAAAAGCCCAGTAAACGAGCCGCAAAAACAAAGGCTACAACCATGAATACGACTAAGGCTAGCGCTACCGAAAAATCGAGTCCTCACGACACGACCCCTTTAATGGCCTATCAGACAACTGCCGGCATCAAGACAGGTGTTACTAGCAGTAGGCGAAATCGGGCGGCAGACATTGAAAGAACGGATAAGTATAAAAATATCGAGGACGGATTAGTACCCTTTCGATTTACAAGTGAATACGGTCTTGCATCAGCTAACTCTTTAGACATCAGAGATGCGGTTATTTTATGTCAAAAAGCTTATTATAATTTTGCAACCTTTAGGAATGTTATAGATTTAATGACAGAGTTTTCTATCGGATCTATTTATTTTAAAGGGGGGAGTAAAAAATCTAGAAAGTTTTTTGAAGCACTCTTAGAGAGATTAAACATATGGGATTTTCAAGATAAGTTTTTTAGGGAATATTATCGTTCAGGGAATGTCTTCATTTATCGTTTTGACGCTAAGGTATCTTCTGAAGATGTTAAAAAAATCACCCAAACTTTTGGGGGAAAAAGAAATTTATCACAGGCAGATGAAAGTATAGTTATTCCAGCTAGTTATATTTTGTTAAATCCTGCGGATGTAAGAATGACAGGTTCCCTTTCGTTTAATAATCCATTGTATTTTAAAATGGTTTCTAATTATGAGCTAGAACAATTAAGAAACCCCCGTACCGAACAAGACAAGGAAATGTTCAACGCCCTTGATTCTGAGACTAAGAAACTCATTAAAACGAAAAGAAACGTAGCAGTACGTATTCCCCTGCCCACGGATAAGGTGGTAGGAGTTTTTTATAAAAAACAAGATTACGAGCCGTTTGCTGTACCCATGGGTTACCCCGTATTAGCTGATATAAACTTTAAAGATGAGCTTAAAAAAATGGACATGGCAATTGCTCGAACCATGCAACAGGCCATTTTACTTGTAACAATGGGTACCGATCCAGAAAAGGGGGGCATTAACCAAAGGAATTTGCAGGCTATGCAAGAATTATTTCAAAATGAATCCGTGGGTCGTGTTTTAATTGCGGATTACACTACGAAGGCGGAATTTGTAGTACCGGGAATTGGAGACCTAATGGACCCCAAAAAATACGAGGTATTTGAAAGGGATATAAATAATGGTCTTAATAATATTTTAGTAGGCGGGGAGAAATTCTCTAATCAAGAAAGCAAGGTAAAGGTTTTTGTCGCTAGATTACAGCAGGGAAGACAATCTTTTTTAAATAATTTTTTAATACCTGAAATTAAAAAACTCTCTAAAGAGTTAGGGTTTAAAAATTTTCCGACTCCGTATTTTGAAGAGATGTCTCTTCAGGATAGCGTCCTTAAGGATCGTGTATATGCAAGACTATTAGAGTTAGGCGTTCTAACACCTCAAGAAACATTCACGGCCATTGAAAGTGGTAGACTCCCAGATGAAGAGGCCTCCTTGGAATCACAAGAGGAGTTTAGGGATCAGAAAAATAAAGGATTATATAGTCCTTTAATGGGTGGTGGAGCAAACGCCCAAGTTAAAGTGGCAGAAGAAAATATTAATGTTAAAAAAGAAAATAGCCAGCAAGCTCCACCCAAAGAGGCTGGACGCCCCCCCGGTACCGAGGGCATCCCGCAGTCCACAACCAAGCAAACACCCGTAGGGGAAGGAGAGGGGGCTAATGCTTATAGCCTCACACGAATTAAAGAAAACATGATTTTAGCTCAAAAAATAGAACCCTTGGTGGGGGCCCAGTTGAAAAAATTACATAAAGTAAAAAGACTTAATAAAAATCAAAAAGAAGTCGTCTCCCAAATTTCTAATACTATCATTATAAATGAGACTCCTGAAAAGTGGACTAAATCTATTGCAAAATATTGCAAAAACCCCATTGACCATAATCTTGAGAGGGTGCAGGAAGTTCAAGATATTGCGGCAACACATGATATTAACATCTATTTGGCCAGCATTTTAGCATCTAGTTTAAAAAAGGAAAAATAATCTATGAGCGAAGAACAGGAAAATTATATAGAGGAAACTACGAAAGAAGAGAATCACATTAAAACGGTAGCTTACAATGAGCCACCGACAGACATCATAATGCCTGATATTTTAATGCCACCCCCTCAAACGGATAATACTAAAAATATTATAGAGGATGAGGTGGATGTTGCCTTCAAATTTGCTTTTATTGGAGCGGGACAGGGTGGTTCTCGTATTGTAGAAACATTTCATAAACTAGGGTATAAAAGATCTTGTGTGATTAATACAGCACAACAAGATTTAAATACCATTAATTTATCTAATAAATTTTGCTTTGGAGAAGGGGGTGCTGGTAAACGCCCTGAAGTAGCAGCTAAGGCTTTCAGGGAAAAAAGAGAAGATATTTTAGATTTCATGCGAACCTCTTTTGGTGATTCGGTTGATCGAGTTTTCGTATGTGCCGGCGCTGGCGGCGGAACTGGCTCTGGCTCACTGGAACATCTTGTTAATACCGCAGTAGAGTTACAAGCATCCACGGGGGGTTCAAATAAAAAAGTGGGTGTAATTTTGGCTCTTCCAAAATACTCAGAGGGTAAAAAGGTGAATGCCAACGCTCTTCAAGCACTGGATGCGACATGGAAATTAGTGGATCAAGGAATTGTCTCCCCTTTAATTTTAATTGATAATGAAAAGGTAGGTCAACTTTATCCCAACTTGGTTGTATCTGAGTTTTGGGATGTGGCGAACAAGAGTATGACAGGTCTTTTTCATTTGTTTAACCATACGGCGTCTAAGGACAGCACGTATTCCTCTTTTGATTCTAATGATTATAAAATTATTTTAGATTCAGGGTTAATTGTGTTTGGGGCTTCTCCCGTTACTGACTGGAATAATTCAGTGAGTATTTCACGGGCTGTCAGGGAAAACTTAAAAAATAATTTATTATCAGGCGGTATTGATTTAAATACAGGCAAATCAGCAGCAGCAATTATTATCGGTGGAACTAATCAGCTTAATACTATTCCTCAGGGATATTTAGATCAAGCGTTCGACCAACTCTCTAGAATGTTACGGCCAAACAGCGTGGTGCATAGGGGGATTTATAGCGGTAATCAAGATACCCTTAATGTATTTACCGCAATAGGTGGATTAGATTATCCAATAGAAAAATCTCAAGAACTCAAAAAATTGGGAGATTTACATAATTAAAAATATTTTTTCTTGAATTTCATATAAAGGAGTGTACTATAAATATTATGGCTAATACAACCAAAAATGAAGTAAAACCGGGCTGGAAAACTACGGAGTTCTGGCTAACCGTTATAGTAGCAGCAGGCAGCCTTCTCTGGGGGGCGGACGTGCTCGATCCTGAGCAGACTGGTACAGCAAACAAAATCTTTGGTTTTGTAGTTGCTGCGCTTTCAAGTCTTGGATATACGGTATCTAGAGGTCTGGCAAAGGGCTAAATTATGACTTGGTTAACGGCCTTGATTAAAGCCATCTTAGAATGGCTAACCGCAGAGGTCAAGAAGGACACTAAGGCTAGTGATGCTGATACTGTACCCCAAACTCTTAAAGATCAGTGGCGAAATCGAATTAATGAGCAGCTAGAAAAACAAAAAGAACAAAAAGAAAAAAATGAAAACTCTAAAAATTCTAGCGACAGTCCTCCTACTAATTAGTGTTATTGGGTGTGGAAGTACGAGGGTTGTGTTTGTAGATACAAGTGCAGATTTAATAAGAATTGGCCCGAACGTAAGTGGCAAGTGTTACGTTCTTAAAAATGGAGAGTGGGTTCTTTCTAAAGGTAAAGTTAAACTTCCAGAAGGTTGGTACGCTGGCGGTCTCCCAAGGGAATAATCAGACATCACCAATTCATCCTTTAGGGTGCAAAAGCAAAGGGAACCGTAAGGTTTCCTTTCTTTTTTTAAAAAAATAAGTGTAATAACTTATATGAAGAACTTGCTTATATCTGTAATGGGGTGGGTCAAGAAAAAATTGTTTTATATATTATTAATTCCCTTCATTTTTCTATTAGGTTTTGGCGCGGGGTCTTTTCACACTTTTGTAACTTCAGAAATTGAACTCATCAATCAGCATTATGTAAATTTAGCAGAAAAAGCTCGTCGCATGGAATATGAAGTAATAATTCAACGTCAACAAAACATTATACGAGATCAGCAGATGACTCTTGATTCCATAAAAAAATGGATGGAAAATGAGGGTCTCATTCCTAAAACTCGATCTGAAGCTTCTTATACTAATCTAAGCCTTTAAAAATAGATGAATAATGAGTAATCACATAGACATTAAAGAATCCTCACAGATAAGCCTAGATGTAAAGACTCTAGTGGGAATCGTGGTAGGTATATTAGCTATCGCGGGGGTATGGTTTAGCTTAACCGCTCAACTCTCGCAGTTGCAGTTAGATGTAATCCGTATGCAAGACGCCGTTAAGATGAACAGCGAGTTTAGGATTAAGTGGCCTAGAGGCGAACTAGGGGCGTTGCCAGACGATGCCAAACAAGACCTTCGCATCGAATATCTTCAGGCGGCTTTAGAAGAAGTAAAGGCTGAACTTAAAAAACTTACGGAAGAAAAATGAATCCTTTATATCACAATGAGGTTCAACAGGTTTTAAACGCGCGCGAAGATTATTATAAAGGCCTTAAAACTACTGGCTCTCATCACGACCAGCAGGTGTCAATGCACGCATTGCTAATAATAAGAAGTCTCAAAAAAGACTTCGATGCAAAATTCAAAGAAACAAGATGATAAAAAAACTACTTACCCTAGTTCTTCTTGTTGGATCAGGATGTGGGGTATTTCAGTCTTTTAACGAAAACCCCATAGATCGTTATTTTTACAAGATAAATAAAGACCCAAGACATGTAGAAAGTTGCGGTCCAAAAGCTTTATACAAAGCCCTTCGAGAACTAGGCCACGATATGGCCATAAGAGAAATAAGTTATACTATTCAAAGGGGTGGGGATATAACTAGAAGTATTTTAGCTCTTTTTGATCAAGAGGCTCGATCAATCACGTGGCCCAGTGAGATTATAAAATTCCTTGAAAAAAGAGGTTATACTGTTTCCACTGTAAAAGACATTGAGGCTCTCACCCTTGCAGGCAACGTAGCCTTGGTACTTGTTAGGAATGGGTTAAGTCTAGATTACCATTGGATGTGTTCCCCTTCAGATGGCAATATAAAGGCTTATTTCGGGGGAAAAACTGAAATTAAATTAATTTTATTAATTAATCAAAAAAGTCCTTGATTCTTTTCCAAGTAGCTGTTAATATAATTTCACCTTAGTACAAAAGGTGTATAATATGAACAAATACATTAAAGTAAGTGTTGTTGGAGCCATTGCTACTGTTATGGTAGGGTGTGCTGTTACTCAAAACCTCCCATCTCTTACCCTTGGGGGCGCAGCTAATAAAAAAGCTGTCGTGGGCCTATCAGCGGGTAAAGGAGGCCTTTCGGTAACCGCCCCATTGGTAAATCTAGAGGTGCCATTCCCGACAGCTAAAAAAGTAGAATAAAAGTAATTTAATAATTACATTCTAATTGAACACCCACGCTTTTTGAAGCGTGGTTTTTTTTATAAAAAAAATTTTCTTTTTTATAATTTAGGTGTATATTTTATTATATAATGAACCATTTGGACTTTGAATTGACCAATCCAGATCATTCTGACACTGCTCAGGAAATCGTGGAAGATACCGTTCAAGGGGCTTCTAGCGCCCTGTCGGAAGATGAAGAGGCTATAAAATTTTCGGTTAAGGTGATAGAAGCCTTAATCGATAAAGTAAAAGCTCATAATTCAACCTGTCAGCGTAAGGTAACGTTAAACGCCCTCAAGAAAGTTTACCGTAGGGCGGCGGGTAATGTATACGCGGCCCCCTATCAACTAGAAACTAAAAATGGTGAGTGGGCTATGGCTAGAGTAAATGTTTTTTTAAGACTTTTAAGCGGCGATCAACTCCCCCTTCCGTCAGACGTTTCTACTACCGTTGCTAGCGATTCAGCTGTAACTGAAATTGATGCTACCGAACAATGGCTTCCTGAAGAACAAGATTTCATACATGCTCGTGAAGATATTAAAAAGTATAATCTAGATTTTGATTTTAAAAACATTAATCAACTATATTTAGAGGATTACAAATCGCTACATTTTGAATGTGAATAATAAAAAAATATGAAAAATATGAAATTCCAATGCAACGGTAAAGAGACGAATTCTTCTGAGGCTTCAGAGGCTAAGTTAAACTGCAAAAAAGACTGCACAAATTGTGAGGAGAATTCCTGTCAGTGTGCGTGTCATCAAAAGAATGATGACAGCCCTATTGTTGAAACTTAAATCAAATATCATGAAACCCCATAAATATACAACAATTTTTAGTTCTGCAATTAAACCTTTAGTTCCAGAGGATAAAGATAAATATTTGGCGATGGCAAGTTTACTTGAAATATCGGATTTTATCCCTGAAATTGACACTTCTAAAGATGTGGATTTGTTGCCCGTGGCTTTTAATGCTTGTGTAGCTAATAGGGTTAACAAAAATGGAGATGTGATAGACACGCCTACTGCATTAGCCATGTATAATAATTTCATTAATAAACCTATTAATATTGAGCACAACAGGGAGAAGGTAGTGGGGGTTATACTGAGCGCGGGGTTTAGTGAATTTGGAACAGACCGCTCTTTAAGTGCAGAACAAATACAAGAAAATAATTCACCCTTCAATATAACGCTAGGTGGCGTAATTTGGAAAGTAGTTAATAGCGAACTAACTGATATAATCGAAAATTCCAGCGACCCCACCAGTGACGATTATTTAAAAGTTTCAGCTAGTTGGGAATTAGGATTTAGTGAATACAATATTGTAGTATTAGCTGGCGAAGAAAAAAACATAGAAAGTGCTGAAATTATAAGTGAAATTGAAAAAATAGACGAATTAAAATCTTCTTTGAAAAGTTTTGGCGGGTCGGGCCAATTAGAAGATGGTAGATCAATTTACCGACAGGTAATAAATGATGTTGTACCTTTAGGTATCGGCTTAACAGAAACTCCCGCTGCTGACGTAAAAGGGGTCGCCACTGCGACTCAAAAGGACAACGAAGAAAGTGCGAAAAAAGATCTAAATGAGAAAGAAAATAGTTCTCAATTAGAAGAAAATAATGTAACCTCTCTTAAGAAGACGGAGAATATAATTATGGAGAAAATTAATAAAGTCCAAGATATTCAGGATGAGTCTCTGGTAGCGGGAGAATTAAAGGCTTCCGTCATCGTAGATTTCATCGAGAACCAACTTCAGGAAGCTTCCGAGCAATATGCTGGGAAACAAACTGAAGTTCAAGATAAATTAAAAGCTGCTGAAGAAGAGCATCTGAACCTCGTTAAAGACCATGACGGCCTTAAAGGGGAGATGGAAGCTATGAAGCAGGAGCTTGACACCATTAAAGCGGAGCAAGCTGCACAACTAGCGGAAGCTAGATTCAACCAGCGGATGACCCATTTTGATGAAGAATACGAACTCCTAGAGGAGCATCGTCAGGTCATTGCTACTGATATCAAAGATATGAGTAACGAAGACTTTGATTCCTACTCTAAGAAAATGGAAGTTCTTCTAAGTCGCAATAAGTATGGCGGTAATAAAGGTGATACTCCCGACGCTGATCGTAAGAAAAAGGGTCATTATGGTCCCGGTCAGAAGAAGAAGGAAACCGCCGACGAAGAAGGCGAGGAAGACGACAAAAAGCTTCCGCCTTGGTTAAATAAAAAGAAAAAATCCAAAGCTGCCGATGAGGCTGCCGAGATCGTTGAAGAGGAAACTCCTGCCGCAACTTTAGATCAAGTTATGGCGGACGCAGAGGTGCAAACCGTTGCTGAGATTCCTACAACTATTGAAGCTACCGAACCTACTGTCTATGACAGATATAAGTCGGCATTCAATGTGGATCAATTTGAAATCAATCAATAATCAATAATTAAAAGAATAAAAATATTATGGCTAATAGTAAATTAAAACCCTTCAGGGATTATGACGAGCATGATGTCATCAATCTTTTCCGTTGGAGCGGTACGGTTCCTGCCTACAGAGGCACAATCGTAACCATTCAGACGGGGTGGATGGAATCTGATGAACTTCAGATGCTTGGCAGTGTGGGAGCATCTTATGTAGATGTTCAAAGTCAACGTTACGGCGTACAAGCAATGGTGAGAGGTGCCTTAACTGGTGACGCTCGTCCATTGGGAATGCTTCTTCACGATGTGAAGGAGACTGATGAAAATGGTGAGAAGCTTATTTACAACCCTCGTAAGGTTGCAGAGATGGAAGTGGCCCTTAGCGGTCAAGCTGTCCCTGTGGTTACAAAAGGGATGTTCTTAGTGAGTGGAGATACAATCTCTACACAGTCACCTGCAGCTAACCAAGCCTTATACGTTGATGCTAACGGCCAGTTAACCACTGGTTTCGCTGGTACCGACCAAAAGGTTGTGGGTAAAGCTCTAGGTACTCTGGACGCCACAAGCAAATCTGTTCTCGTTAAACTTGAACTCTAACATAGAAAGACTTAAAATATGAGATTAAAATTAAAAAATACCCCCGAGCAGGTAGAACTTATTAAAGCAATGGGCTCTAAGAATCCTGCTATTGCTAAAGAGGCATCGGAGGCGTTTGCGGCTTTTCTTGGCCCTGTTGTGAGACAGGTCATTAATCAGGCTGCGACTGCGGCGAATATTTATTCGGACGCGCCCTTTGATGAAGACGATAGCCCAAGCTATCCTCTTGATCTTTACTACAATGAAGGAGATAACTTCATTCAGGTGTGGAGCCAAAACATGGCTGGTGGTTTACCCACTTCGCATGTTGAAGGTCTGCAAGAACTTAAAATCGCGACCTATCGCTTGGATAGTGCCGTTAGCATGAGTAAGCGTTATGCCCGTAAGGCTCGCTTGGACGTTGTTAGCAAGGCTATCGAGAGAATGGCGAACGAGATTGTCGTAAAGCAAGATAGAAACGCATGGGCGATCATCTTAAAGGCCTTGGCTGAAGCAACCACAAGTCCCGCAGCAGGTACTTCTCTGAAGCACTTTCTGAGTTCGGTTGGTGAAGGCACGAGCGCTGGTTTTTCCAAAACGTTTGCTTTGCAAGACTTAAACGAAATCATGGAAAGAATGGCTCGTCTTAACGAGTCTTATGCTGGTGGTACACCTGCGGCTGCTTACAGTCGTGGTATTACCGACTTGTATATGTCCCCTGAAAAGGTGGGCGACATTCGGGCCTTTGCGTATAACGCTGTTGGTGGTTCTACTGCTGGAAATTCGGTAACGGATCTTCCTGATACAGTACGGACTGACATCTTTAAGGCTGCCGGTTCTCAAGAAATCTATGGTGTAAATATTCACCAGTTGCTTGAGTTTGGTAATGATACAAGTGGTAATGGCAAAAAATATACTAAATTATTTAGTACTTTTGCTGGCCAGACCCAGTATCCTGATATTAACGGCTCGACTGGTACAGACTACCGGTTTGAGATGGGTGACGGCGATGATCTTATCGTTGGTATCGATAACAGCAAGGGCGCATTCGTGCGGCCGGTTGCTCGTGGCGGCGACGGAGAAACCTTTACGGCTATCCCCGACGACCAGTTCTATGCCTCTCGCGCTGACAAAATGGGTTGGTACGGCTTCTTGGAAGAGGGTCGTGTCTGTCTGGACGCGCGTGCTATCGTGGGTATGAACTTACGTGCTGGCGACTAAGGTTTAAAACCTTTATTAAATATAATCCCCACCTTCGGGTGGGGATTTTTTTTCTTTATTTTTTTATATGGACGGTGTATCTTAATTCTAAAGGAATATATAATTATGGCTAAACCTAAAAAAAGCACTAAAAAAGCTACAAAATCAAAAACCTCTACACGGGGAAAAGCTAAACCTGTAAAAGACTTATCTCAAACACATGCTCATGTAGAGACCAATTGCCCGACCACCTTAGACCAGATTTGGGGTGATGACGGAACAGGTCGTTATAGGGGTCGTGATGAAGAGACGTATATATACGAGCTCGAAGGCATGAATCGTACCGATCTTCAAATGCATGCCCATAAAATGGGCTTACTTCCTATAGATAATCGGGGGCAATTAATGAAAAGGTTAATTAGAGAATATAAAAAACATCATCATAAATACGCCGAACCCCCTAAAATAGATAGGGCTGGAACGGACATTCCTGATGACGTTCTTAAAATCTTAAGAGAGGGAAGATAATTTATTCTTTAAGGTGTATTTTTAATGTAAAAAAGTGTAATACGAGGTGTAATGGCAAGCACCTATCATTTTAACGTCACTCAAGGTTCTGAGTTTTTTGTTCGTTTCCAAGTAGTAGGAACTGGGGGGAGCCCTTATTACCTGTCTGACCCCTACCTCGATACAACTGGTTATCAAATGAGTGGGGTGGCCAAATACCGTTATGGAGATACCGGTATTATGATTAACTTAAAACCCTCAGGAGTTTCTGGGTTAGCCGAGAGTGGGTATTTTGATATTAAACTTTATGCTCACCAAACTCAAGATTTACCTGTAATGGAGGGTATATATGGAATAGAAATTTATAGTGGTTCAGGAGCAGGTCAATTTGTAGATAAGGCCGTTAAAGGTAAATTTAATGTTTTTCCTGAAATCACGAGAGGTAATTATAATTATTAAAAATGTCCACGGTAAAAGTTATAGTTTCAGGTAGTGCTCAAGCCACCGCTGTGGTGGCTGGCTCTAGCACGGCTACTGTCACACTTGGCGCGCAAGGGGCACGAGGGGTACAGGGCGTTCAAGGTTTTCAAGGCGTCCAAGGAGTGCAAGGGCCGGCGGATGGAGACGATGGAGCGCAGGGGTATCAAGGTAATCAAGGTAATCAAGGTATCCAAGGGCCCTCAGATGGAGATGATGGAGCGCAGGGGTATCAAGGTTATCAAGGTATTCAAGGAATTCAAGGAGTTCAAGGTATTGGTGATCAAGGTGCGGGCTATCAAGGGTTCCAAGGTTTTCAAGGCCTCGCCGGGGATCAAGGAAGTCAAGGGGTCCAAGGAGTTCAGGGGATTGGCGAACAAGGATTTCAAGGTCAAGGATTCCAAGGTTTTCAAGGCAACCAAGGCATTCAAGGAGTTCAAGGTATTCAAGGGATTCAAGGGGACCAAGGTAATCAAGGTTTTCAAGGTTATCAAGGCAACCAAGGTTTTCAAGGAATTCAAGGGGTTCAAGGAATTCAAGGTATCCAAGGGGTTCAAGGAATCCAAGGAATCCAAGGTAATCAAGGTTTTCAGGGTATTGGCTTTCAAGGTTTTCAAGGGGTTCAAGGCAACCAAGGCAACCAAGGTATTCAAGGAGTTCAGGGTATTCAAGGGGTTCAAGGGGACCAAGGTAATCAAGGTTTTCAAGGTTATCAAGGCAACCAAGGTTTTCAAGGAATTCAAGGGGTTCAAGGAATTCAAGGTATCCAAGGAGTTCAAGGAATCCAAGGAATCCAAGGCAATCAAGGTTTTCAGGGTATTGGTTTTCAAGGCTTTCAAGGGGTTCAAGGAAACCAAGGTAACCAAGGTATTCAAGGGGTTCAAGGTCAAGGATTCCAAGGCTTTCAAGGGATCAATGGAAGTTTAGGAACTCAAGGGGATCAAGGTTTTCAGGGTATTGGTTACCAAGGATTCTCAGGGTATCAAGGTGACCAAGGTAATCATGGGCCACAAGGTGTATACGGAGGGAATAGTCAAGAATTCAACTGGACAACTACCCTTGTAGGAGAAGGTGTTTTACCGGGAAAATCTTACATTGGTATTAATTCACCTAGTGATTATAATAATATAACTAAATTTGTTTTATCAGATTATGATATTTTAAATGTTTCTATTTTGAGCTGGAATAGGTCATTAGATGATAATACTACAAATAATCCCTTAGGAACTCTTCGTATTTTTAAAACATCAGATTCCTCAAAATTTTTAACACTTAATATTACTGGTGCTTCGATTTCAGGCGGTGTTGGGGATACTGCAGCGCATATTCTTCCTGTCCAATTTATTGCAAGTGGGACTGGTGCTTTGGGTTTAAATCAAGATGTTGTAGTATCTTTTACTGCCGCAGGAGATAAAGGTGATCAAGGTGCACAGGGTATTCAAGGTAATCAAGGTAATCAAGGCGCGGGCTATCAAGGTGATCAAGGTGATCAAGGTGTGCAGGGTGTGCAAGGTATCCAAGGAGAGCAAGGATCGCAGGGTGATCAAGGTGGACAGGGTGTTCAGGGAATTCAAGGGCTTCAAGGAGCGCAGGGTATTCAAGGCGTTCAAGGTGCCTCAGATGGTGATCAGGGAGACCAAGGAATTCAAGGAATTCAAGGGATTCAAGGAGTGCAAGGTGTTCAGGGGAATCAAGGTGCAGGCTATCAAGGGTTTCAAGGATTTCAAGGGTTTCAAGGATTTCAAGGCACTCAAGGTAATCAAGGTGCGGGTTATCAGGGCTTCCAAGGGTTTCAAGGCGTGCAAGGGGAATCAGACGGTGATCAAGGTGCACAGGGCATTCAAGGTCAAGGATTTCAAGGGTTCCAAGGTTATCAAGGTGATCAAGGTTTGCAAGGTGTGCAAGGTATCCAAGGAGAGCAAGGATCGCAAGGTGATCAAGGAACCCAAGGTTTACAAGGAATCCAAGGGACTCAAGGACTTCAAGGAGCGCAAGGTATTCAAGGTCAAGGTTTTCAAGGTTTTCAAGGAGATCAATCTAGTGTGCCGGGGGCGCAAGGCTTTCAAGGAGTTCAAGGTGTTGGTGAGGAAGGATTCCAAGGATTCCAAGGCTTTCAAGGTGCCCACGGGTATCAAGGCGCTCAAGGTGAGCAAGGTGTGCAAGGGGTGCAAGGGGTCAATGGAAGTTTGGGGACTCAAGGTAATCAAGGCTTTCAGGGCTATCAAGCACATCAAGGATTTCAAGGGTATCAAGGAATTCAAGGAATCCAAGGTGATCAAGGTGTACAAGGCGTTCAAGGACTCCAAGGTGATCAAGGTGATCAAGGTGATCAAGGTGCACAAGGCGTTCAAGGTCAAGGATTTCAAGGGTTTCAAGGCTTTCAAGGCTCCCAAGGGTTTCAAGGATTTCAAGGTTTTCAAGGGCTCCAAGGGTTTCAAGGATTCCAAGGATTCCAAGGTTTTCAAGGGTTTCAAGGGTTCCAAGGTCAAGGCTTCCAAGGGTTCCAAGGAGAGCAAGGATCACACGGTGATCAAGGTGATCAAGGTGAACAGGGTGTTCAAGGCGTTGGGGAAGAAGGGTTTCAAGGGTTTCAAGGATTCCAAGGGTTTCAAGGTTTTCAAGGAAATCAAGGAATTCAAGGAATTCAAGGAGATCAAGGGGCTGCGGGAGTCCAAGGGGTGCAAGGAAATCAAGGGGCTCAAGGAGTTCAGGGATCTCAAGGAATTCAGGGGGTGCAAGGTGTGGGATTTCAAGGATATCAAGGCATTCAAGGGAGTACTCCTCTAGTAGAGCCCTTGTACTATAACACTATCGTTACAGGCCAAACTGGTAGCGATAGCAATTACACTGCATGGTCGGGTCGAACATCTGCATTCGACCAATCCAGTTCAGCGTGGAAGGTTTTTAGATACCCTTATGTTTATGGGGCAAGTTTTGGCGATAACCGTGCTTGGGAATGTGCGATGGATGCTGGTGGTAATCCATTTAGCTCAGGGTGGATACAATATGAACATACGACGGGGGTAGCCCTAACTATGCTCAATATAACAACAACTTGTGCATCAGTAGACGGGAGTTTAAATTCGATAGGTCGTAGCCCGGGCACTTTCAGTTTGATAGCTACAAATACTGTTACCAACGATTATAATGATTGGACTCAACTTGTAAGTGTTACAGGCGAAAGGTATCCAATCCCCCCATTTGGTCAAAACCCAATTGTTCATAATTACCCGATCGTTGAAACAGGCGAATTTACCTATTTTCGTTTATTTGCTACTCAAACGGAGGACGGGCGTGTGGGAGAAACCAATGGTAGAATTTTACGAATTTATTCCGTAGGGTTATTGACGGGAACAAGTCAGGGTATAGACGGAGATCAGGGTAATGCAGGAAATGCAGGAAATCAAGGAGCAGTAGGAAATCAAGGAGCAGTAGGAAATCAAGGAGCTCAAGGTGTTCAAGGCGTTCAGGGTGTCGGCGAACAGGGCTATCAGGGCTATCAGGGGGCACAGGCGGCTACAACAGTCCTCTCTTACACTAATAGAGTGGGATCAGGAACAGCAAGTGCTGAGTCAGATGGCTCTCCTCCCTATACCGCAGCTGCAGCATTTGATGGAAATCCGATAGGTACTTTCTTCGAGAGTAATACGGTCGTTAACTGGCTAAAATATGATTTTGGATCAGATACCGCTTATAAAATTAATGCAATGAGCATGAGGGTCTATGACGGCTACGAAGAACGTGCTCCCCGTGATTTTTATCTAGCTGGCTCTAATGATGATTCTAGTTATGATATCCTAGGTACGGTTGTTGATCAACCGTATGATGATTTAGCTACTAGTGATTCCCAAGTATTTAATTGGCATTTCGCGAACGGGA